AGGTGCAAAGGTAGGATACACAATTAGTTAAAATAAAACCATGAAACTTATCACAGAAGAAATTTCCCAAGTTAAAATTATCACCGAAAGGGTTGGTAAAGGTAAAGCTAAACGACTCTGCATTGAGGGTGTGTTCCTTCAAGGTGGAATTAAAAACCGTAATGGGAGAATGTATCCCGTTGACATTCTAGAAAATGAAGTCAATAGATACAATAAAACTTTTGTGAATCAAGGAAGAGCACTTGGAGAACTCGGACATCCTGAAGGTCCAACTGTAAACCTTGACCGTGTATCTCATAAAATTACTTCTCTCGTAAGAGAGGGAAATAACTTTAGAGGTAAAGCACAATTACTTTCAACACCAATGGGTAAAATTGCATCATCATTAATTGATGAAGGAGTTAAACTCGGAGTCTCGTCTCGTGGTGTTGGTTCACTAAAAGAAAGTTCAAATGGTTGTAAAATGGTTGGAGAAGATTTCCAACTAGCAACTGCTGCAGATATAGTAGCAGACCCTTCCGCACCAGACGCTTTTGTGAATGGAATTATGGAAGGAAGAGAGTGGATTTGGGAGGGAGGATCACTTCGTGAAGAACTCGCAGAGAAAACTCAGAAGACAATTAACACACTTGTCACACAAAATAGATTAGAAGAAAAGAAACTTAGTTTGTTTCAAGATTTTCTAAATAATCTCTAAGTTTAAGAAAACTATAAATAAGTATAGATTCTTACGAATTCAAATAAAAAGACTGTAACAACTTACACGAAATGGAAAACATCGAAGAAAATCAGGTCACAGCAGGAGCAGCAAAAGCTGATCCTATGCCAGCATCAGGCATCCCAGTAGAGGATCTTGGTGGACCTACACCAGAAAACTACAAGCCAGATGACGACTCTGCTAAGCTTAAAGACCCTGCAGCGACCCTTGCTCAAGTCAAGGATATCGTAAATGCAAAGGCAGCTAAGGCAGAGGAAGCTGAACCTGAAGGCGATGTAATCGAAGAAGAACCCAAATCTGAAGCAACTGATGAAGTTGTTGCAGAAGAGGAAACTTCTGAAGAGGAAGTTGTTGCAGAACAGGAAACTTCTGAAGAAGAAGTCATCGAAGAAGAAGAAACCTATGATGTCCAAGATGACGTTAAGGCACTTCTTGAAGGTGAAGAACTTTCTGAAGATTTCCAGAAAAAAGCAACTACAATTTTTGAAACTGCAATTAAGTCTAAAGTTGCAGCAATCAAAGAAGAGTTGCAAGAGTCCTATGCTGTTGCACTAGTTGAAGAACTAGATGAAATTAAGAAAGGACTAACAGAAAGAGTTGACTCTTATCTCGAATATGTTTGTGATGAGTGGTTCCAAGAGAACGCATTACAAGTAGAGACAGGACTCAAATCTGAAATGACCGAATCCTTCCTAGAAGGTATGAAGTCACTTTTTGAAGAACATTATGTAACTGTACCTGAAGAAAAATATGATGTACTTAATAGCATGGTAGACAAGCTTGATGAAATGGAAGGTAAACTCAATGAGCAGATTGATCGCAATGTTGCTCTAAATCGTAGATTGGCAGAATCCAATGCAGATGGCGTTTTCGCTGCTGTATCTGAAGGTCTTGCAGACACTCAGAAGGAAAAACTCGCTACTCTTGCCGAAAATGTTGAGTTTGAAAGTGAGACAGACTATCGTGAGAAACTAGAAACACTGAAGGAATCATATTTCCCAAGTAAAGCTAGTGCTCCAAAGAACACCTCTGAGAACTTATCAGAAGAGGTTTCAACAGAAGAAGTAATCTCGGAAGAGGCTACTCCTAGAATGCAAGCCTATCTAAATGTTCTTTCCAGAGCTGTTAAAAAGTGAATTTAACATTTATTCAAACAATAAACCGTAAGAGGTAAATTTCCCAAATGTATAACTCAGAACATTTGCAGGAAAAGTGGGGACCAATCCTAGATTATGATGGACTTGATCCAATCAAGGATGCTCATAGAAGAGCTACAACCGCTATCCTGTTAGAAAACCAAGAAAAAGAATTAAGAGAAGAGCAATCTTTTCTATCAGAACAACCAACAGTCAACACTGGTTCAACAAGTTCAGCAGCAGGTTTCTCTGCTGGTGCAACTGCTGGTGGACCTGTTGCAGGTTTCGACCCAGTACTTATCAGTCTAATTCGTCGTTCAATGCCTAACTTGGTGGCATACGATTTGGCTGGTGTACAACCAATGAATGGTCCTACAGGACTTATCTTCGCAATGAGATCCAGATTCAACAATCAGTCTGGTACAGAAGCACTATTCAACGAAGCAGATTCAGCATTCTCTGGTCAGAATGAAGGATTTGATGTTACATCTGGCTTTAGTGCTACAGGTGCATCTAACGTTGGTTTAGGTACAACTGCTCAAAGTGGTTCAAATCCTGGTGCACTTAACGCAACTGCTGCTCAAACAAACGCTACCGACTACAACGTTGGTCAGGGTATGAGAACAGACGACGCTGAAGACTTAGGTACTTCTGGAGATGCTTTCAACCAGATGGCATTCTCAATCGAGAAAGTAACCGTTACAGCGAAGTCCAGAGCATTAAAGGCAGAGTACAGTCTAGAATTAGCTCAAGACCTCAAAGCAATCCACGGATTGAATGCAGAGGCTGAGTTAGCAAATATTCTATCAACTGAAATTCTTGCTGAAATCAACAGAGAAGTTATTAGAACAATCTATAACGTCGCTGAACCAGGTGCTCAAGCAAACGTTGCTTCAGGTGGAACATTCGACTTAGACACAGACTCCAACGGAAGATGGTCAGTTGAGAAGTTCAAAGGTTTGATCTTCCAAATCGAAAGAGACGCTAACGCAATCGCACAAAGAACTCGTAGAGGAAAGGGTAACATGATCCTTTGTTCTGCTGACGTTGCTTCTGCTCTAACAATGGCTGGTGTTCTTGATTATACTCCTGCATTAAATGCAAACTTAAACGTAGATGACACAGGTAATACATTTGCTGGTGTTCTACAAGGTAAGTATAGAGTATACATCGACCCATTTGCTGCTAACGTAAATGCTACTCAGTACTACGTTATTGGTTACAAGGGTTCATCTCCATATGACGCTGGATTATTCTATTGCCCATACGTTCCTCTACAAATGGTTAGAGCCGTTGGTCAGGATACATTCCAACCAAAAATTGGATTCAAGACAAGATATGGTATTGTCGAGAACCCATTCTCACAAGGTGATGTTTCTAATCAAGGACTTGGTGTTCTTACACGTAACAAGAACCGTTACTACAGAAGAGTTAAAGTTACTAACCTTATGTAATATAAATATCTCGTTCGAGATAATAGAGACTCCTTCGGGGGTCTCTTTTTTTGTCTGCATTCCAAAACAATAAATAATGTTACAGGAGGTTAAGGCAAATGTTACACTTATTAGGTAAAGGACAAGCACCAGAATGGGACGAAGATAAACACGATATAGAGAGGGTCTTTGCCTTTCTGTGTTATCGTGGAGTATATTATGCTAAATGGGTATATCTAGACGTTTTCAACATTGGAAACTGGGAACTAAATAACCCAAGAGAAGAAAATGATCAAACCACTGATTAAATCTGATAACTATATGCTGCATCACCGAGTTGATATATGCGGTTATCATTTAGATCGTCAAGAATTATCTAAGACTTTAGTTGAAAATATGCTTCATTATGAAGGTGTTGGACTCTCTGCCAATCAGATTGGTATTTGGGAGAGAGCATTTTGTATGATGATTAATTTTGAAACTCAAGAAACTATTACTTGTTTCAATCCAAGAATCACTAAAACATATGGTGATCCTGTTTGGTTTGAAGAGGGGTGTTTATCATACCCTGATGAGATTATTAATGTTAAAAGACCAGACCGAATTGTTGTAAAATATGAGGATGAAGACGAGAAAGTTCACAAAATAAAGTTAGATGGTTTTACAGCAAGGGTCTTTCAACACGAATATGACCATTTAGAGGGGATTGATTTCACTCAAAGATAATAAATAATCAAAAAGATAATGACTAATTCGGCATTCGGAAAGCAAATACAAAATAGAAATTTTCTATCAGGAGTAGCGTTCAAATTTAATTTGACTAAGTTTCCGAAGGTTGACTTTTTCTCAAATTCTGCTAGAATACCAGAGTTAAGCCTCGAACTTGCACAACAGGCATCATATTTAAAAAATATTGCTGTACCTGGTGAAAGACTGACTTTTGGTGATTTTACTCTTCGATTTCTAGTTGATGAGAATATGGAAAATTATAAATCAATTTACGATTGGTTAACAGGTTTAGGATTCCCAGAAACTACAAAAGAATTTGCAGATATAATTAAAG